CCCATCATGTCCATTAGCTCCCGTTCCGCCTCCGGTATAGACATGAGAAGCAGATTGAACCCAGTCTATCGTTGCTGTAGTGTTTGCACCTTCCACTGTTTCAGGGGCACCGGAGTTCTTGCTCTGTAAATAATGATTAGTATAGGTAGCCGTCACATCAGTCCAACCGTTACCGGGAGCAGCGGTATCATAATAAAGAGCGTAGCAATAATAAGCAAAGCCATCCCAAGTATCAGCTTCTCCTACTTTCTTAACCAAGTAAACCTTAAGAACGTTCTCTATATTCTTAGCTGTACCTGCTTGAACTACAGAAGTGTCGTGAAGATTATTCTCTACATCTGCTCCCATGGAAGAATTGATAGTAAGATATATTCCTTCCGCTTCTATATTGACGAATCCAATCGGAGGAGTAGTCTGGTCCCAGATTATGATAGCACCATCAGGAAACTGATATTCTGTGGTTGTCCCGTTCTTCTTGAATATCCGATAATCTCTTGAGGTGAAGTTTGAAAAGGTAGTTCCTGAAATTCCTACTGAATCACTCGTAGTACCGGGAGCATTAGAACTATCCACAAAGATATATCTTTCGTTCTTATCAGTTATCTCTGTCCAACCTGAACCGGGAGTATATGATTCACTGTCCCAGATAATACAGATATTATTGGGAATTGCCTGAGCTGTAACTACAGAACCAATCTCTATGTATGGAGCAGATTCAGTTCCTCCTACAAATGTGTTGGTCTTAGTTCCTGCACTACACTGGGTTTTATTATAAAGTTTATAGAGCAAATCTTCATTGACCGACTTATAGACTAAACCTGTCTGAGATGAACCGTAATAAAGTTCTCCGGTTTCTTGGTCTCCAATCTTAGATGCAAAGCAATTAACTTTGAGTGTTTCATAAGATAATGCCTTACGCTTAAAGTTATACCGCATCACACGGTCATGCACGCGTGAACCACTCTCACTATCCGTATAGGCCGCTAGGAACTCAGTGTTATCCCAGAATGAGACCACATCATAGTAATTGGCCGGTAACATCGAATAGGTATCAAATTCATCTATCCACGGTTGAGCATTAGAACCATCATAAAGATACCAATGGTCCCATCCCAGATACATAATCCCGTAAGGAGTCTGGCATATGGACCATGGTGCAGGAGAACCTGAGAAAGAGAACGGGTCTTCTGCATACCAGTTACCTGTGGGACCAAGTATGAATATCTTACGGATAGTGTTCTTCTTTATACACAATATATTACCCATAACCACGGGAATACCCATAATCTCATCGTTATCTTCTGGAGATATCTCAAGGTACATCAACTGGGTATCCTTCTGAATGTAGTGAGGAGTATACGGGTCTGAGTAATAGATTACATTGGGAGCCGTAGGATTGCGTGTAACAAACAGACGTTCCCTATAGATAGCGAGGTCTGCACCTTTGGGTATTGAATCTGTTACCGCAGGATAAGCCGTCCCAGCAGAAGCATCCGCAGTACCATCCGTATAGGTGGTAGTTATATTATCTGAGAGAGTAGCAATAAGCCTGTAATTTCCTCCAGTCTCGCTGGACTTACGATAAATCTTCCTGTTAGTGGTTCCTACTGGGCCAAGAGGAATGTTGCTTAGAAGAATGTTCTTATTAGTAACTGTGGCGATAGTATTCGATACCGCACCAGGAACAAACCAGTTATCATCCCAGGTAAGTTTATAGGAAATATCTGTCCGGGTAATACCTGTTCCTGTACCTACTTTAGCTTTGCAAGAACCTAACTCCCAAGTGATATTGTCTACTGAACCATCATAACAGAACAATGAGTCATAACCATTACCGCCTATAAGAATATCTTTATAAGTGACAAACTTCATCCTCTTGCCTGTCGTTGTCAACGTTCTTATTTCTGCGAATGTCCCTGTAGCATCATCGCCAACGTAGACCTTATTCGCACAAGCAGTGACAAATTTAGTAGTCCCATCTGAACGATAGAAACGATATAACCCCATGATGGGATTAGCACTGATAGCAGACGTATTGTAATAAGAGATGGGCTCCCTCTTGCTTACAGTACCCGGTTCAATCTCAAAGCGACAATTCTGAGCCACCTCAACATACTGTTCGCCTAATTCGTGAGGTTCCACCTTATTGTTCATTCCTGGCAAACTTTTATAATAGAATGGTTGCGGCTGTGACGTTAATCCCATAGCTACTCCTAATAGATGTTTCTATAATTCTTCATCACGATATCTTCATCTTCTTTCTCGCGATGTCTTTCTACTTGATAGTCATGCAGTTTAGAGTAATATTTCTGCCAAGAATCATTAGCCTTATCTCCCCACCCACGTTGTTCATAACCGTAGGCTACTACATAATCAGGTACAGCTGCATGAACCGGCTCAGGTAATTGAGGAGATTCCCCATCCGTAGTCATGTCTGTATGATTTTTAGTAATGTAAGCTCTACCCCAGTTAGTTCCTTCTGTTATAGCGAGTACCGGAGGTGGATAAAGTCCAAAGACATCTTCCTCTTTATCATAGTAATATTTAAAAGGCGTGCCTGAAGGAGCAGAACGCCATCCTGTATAAAGGGCATCTAATTCTGTCCTTGAAGTAGCCTCCATCTTAATATAGTTTGTACCATCCTGTTTATAATAATATTCATTGATGGAAAGTACATTAGGGAAGATAGCAGATAAAGTATACTCTGCCGTATCATCCGTAGGGGTATGATAAAGGTTTGACCTGATACACTTAGTCCTAAAAGCAATGTCTTTACAGGCATCGTTTATCCACGTATTCAATTCTGCGTCTGACCAGAAGGAGGCCGTGGTTTCTCCTAATCTCTTGCGTATCATGTTTCTTATTTGTAATCTTGTCATAGGTTAAGCCTCCAGAGTTCTACGCCAAACATCTTTCCCTCCGTAACTTGCTAAGTAACTCCCTCACCTCTGGAGTATGCTTCTTGCCAATATGAGAAAGACGCTGGGCTTCTATGTATTCTTTATTAAGCCAACGTTTCTTTGCTGATTCTTTATATTTTAACCGTTGTGCTTCCGTATAATGCTTACCACGCATAGAACTAACCCTACCGTAGTTAGGATTACCCTCACCCTTAGAAAGAATACTGCGTGCCTTACGCATCTCATCAGTATAAACCAGTCCGTATTGACCTTCACCACCAAGGGTCATATTATAGCCGTTATCTCTGGAGTTATACTTGGCTATATAAAACCGTTCTTTCTTGCAAGCATCCTGCCAATCCGAAGCGACATCTATAAGGCGATAGGTGAAGTTCTCCACTCCGTATTTACGCATAGCGTTATAGAGTTTGTAGTTCTCCCCTGCGTTTACTCGCTTCAAATGCTGGCGGTATCTCGCCTCAACTGACTTGGAGGTTATACCCACATACATTTTGAGGTTGACTGAGTTCTCTATGAGGTAGATGTTCACAAGTTCAATCTCCATAAGGATACGTGTGTGCCGATGCCAAACGAAACTCTACCAACAGTGTAATCTGATAGAAATATGTTTTTAATCTTATCAGTTGCATTATTCCATACCATTCCGGGTATACTCATTCCTGTTACCGTTGTCCCAGAAATAGGTTCAGTCATTAACTGTATTACCGGTCTAACAAATCCAGATTTAGCGTAGATTAACGAATCTGCAAAACCTAATACCCCAAGGGTAGAATATCCTGCAAAGTTAAGGTTGAGTAGGGTATTCACAGTTCTTTGAGCATTGACAACGGTATCCCAAGAAGCGAGCCACTGAGCACCATAAATACCGGCGGTCATATCTTGATTAAATCCCCAACCAATTCCCGTATTTCCTCCAGTATACCCGCCCACTACACGAGTAACCAATCTATACACACAATCCCTATCCCCATCCAACTCATTATACGCCCGCGTGGGAGGGGTGAAGTTCGCTGTCCAGCGTGCTATGCCTTTGGAGATACGGAACTCATCAAGCCAACCATTCCAGTAATTTGTACCATTATCCGCACCTATAATCAAAGAATTTGTATCAACACTTACAGAGAGTGCACTTGTCCAAGTAGAACCTTGCACCCCATTAAAGAATGTATAAAAGTTATTTCCGCTTCGAACTACTGCAAAATGGTACCATGTATCTATCGCCATAGTGCCAATCGCTTTTGTATCTGCTATATCCCAGCTCCCTGTAGAGTCTATATGAACAGTCAATGCAGCATTAAGACGTCTAATAATAATGTTCTTTACTACGGCAGAATTTGCTCTTTTGGTATAAACCATACCACCGCCACCACCATCGCTAATAGTAGTCGTTCTCACCCACCCGTCTATAGTAAAGTCACCAGTTCCAAAAGCAAAGTCTGCATGGTCTGGAACTGTTAAATAATCACTATTCCCATCCAGCAATAATGAACCACCACCAAACTTGCTCTGTGCCGTATCCACCTGAGCCGTTCCTACCGTAGTGATAGCGTGAGCCGAGTTAGAGAAGTCATAGAACGCAGTGGACGCATCCGCTCCGTCAGCGTGGATAAGCAGTTTGGTGTAGGAATCCATCTGGCTGGTGAGCATCAGATTAGTCTTGGCTGCGGTAAGAGTATTATCGTAGATTAACTGCCAGTGACCGTAGGTAGTACCTTGCGGGTCTATCTCGCCCGTCTTGGTGCCAGAGGTAAGTTCACGCTTCTTGAGGAGGATAATTCTGCTGCCAATCCCTATAAGATTAGCCGCAGGGGTAATCACCATCTGAGTGATATTATCTACAGTGTTGTTCCAAGAATAACCTCGCTGAACTATCCCCGTTACCGTAGTCCCTGTAATATCGTAAGCGTATTTACTTAACGCTGTCCTAACTTTCCCTGACTTGGCATAAATAACCGTATCGCTAAAACTCTGATAAGCGGTTGTCCCAGTGTTGCCTATGCCAAGATAGGCGATTGAAGTATTGCGTACAGCCGCAGCCGTGGCGTTTACCCCATTAATCTCCTGATGTCCATAGTTAGCGGCGGTATCAGTATTGAAAGTGAGTTTATAATCACCCACTGCCCCGCTACCTATGAATCGGCATAGCAACCGATACTCCTTGTCCAAATCTCCCGAAAGACCAGATATAGTAATAGAAGTCGCCGTAGCAGTCAATTCCCCGCTATCGTAAACTACCTCACAGGTCGTATCAATAATATCGGGACAATCTATATTGCCGTATCTCATGTGACCTTCCTGTATAATAAATACTTAGTCCCAGTTCCTAAAGCATTAGTCCCAGTGCCGTTTATACTTATCGCTGCCATAGGGGCAGTAGAGTTATTCCACGAACCACCCTGTATTTCTATCCCGTTAACAGTAGTCCCACTGGCACCAGTATCCCCAAGATTCATAATAGTCCTAACATAACCAGACTTAGCATATATTAACACATCGCTAAGAGCAGGTTGCCCATCACCATAAGACCAATCGCAGAAGAAGATACCTGTCTGATTAGTTATTCTCCCAGATGAAATAGCCCCAGCGATACCTCTTAAATATTGTCTACCATAATTAGCCGCTGAATCGTTATTAAACCTAAGTTTAGAATATAAGTTTGCCGTTCCTACTACTTGTCCAACCAGTTTATACTCCTCATCCGTATCCCCGTTGATAAGCGCCGTAGTCTTAAGCGGAGGGGTGAAATCGGATGTCCAGCGGGCGATACCCTTTGAGATGCGAATGTCGTCAATCCAGCCATCTAAATAAGATGCACCAAACCTACCAATCTCAAGATTACCCGCAAAATCATTCATTGCTCCGTTCCAAGCACCCACTGCCAAAGTCAATGTTTTGGAAACCCCATCAACAAATACTCTCCATCCTGATGCGGAATTGCTATTGTCAACTCTTACGATGGCAATATGCTGCCAAGAGCCAAACGCAGTAATTACATCAGCAGTAACAAAACCAATAGTAAATACTCCACCAACCCAGTTATAAAATGATATCGTATTGGCAGCAGAAGTGTAGCATGTCCAATGGTTATTCGCATCTACATACTGACATATAAATCCTTGACCTTTGCTTGAATTAAGATTTATCCAGAAATCTATCGTAAACGGTTGGTCTCCAAAATACCAATCCGCACTATCCGCCAGCGAAAGGTAGTCGCCGTTACCATCAAAGAGGATACTGGACTGACCAAACTTATACTGTGCGGTGTCTATCTGTGCCCCGCCATTACAAGTCACTGCGTGCCCGCACTCATCTATAACTGTGGTAGAAGCATCCACTCCCTCACCGCTAATCATCAGCACGTTGTTACGGTCTTTGGTAATATTGATAGAAGTAGTCCTGCCGAGGTATGGTGTGGTAGGTGGAGTGAAGTTTGATGTCCACTTGGCGGTACCTTTGACAATACGGACTTCATCAAACCAACCAATCATTTCGTTATTAGGGTTAGCAGCCTCATATCCAATATACAATGATTCAGCTATTTGAGGAATACTGCTACTGCCTATCGCTGTATTAACGGTAAGCGTTAATGCCGTTCCATTCTTATAAATAGCCAACGATGTTCCATTTCTTATAACAGCAATATGATACCAAGTATCCGCCGATAGTGCTGCGTCTGTGGAAACATAACTCCCTATTGTGCTACTGCCAGAAGTAGCAGCAAAGGTAATTTCATTACCGCTCGTCTTAGCTATAAACCAACCATCGCTTTCATCTGCTTCCATTTGAGAGATAAGATATTGTTCTCCAGTAAGACTGCTCCACCTTACCCACATATCTATAGTAAAATTTCCTGCTCCAAAATACCAATCATCATTATCAGGAATACTTAAATAATCTCCTGTCCCATCAAACTTCATAGACGCACTACCAAACTTCCAGACAGAGGTATCATAAGTAGCGTTGACGATAGTTACAGTTTTTCCCGTAGCCCAGTCAGTTACTTCACTGTTAAAATGCAAAAGCAACTTAGTATCAGTATCCTCAAAGTCGCTCTCGTGGAGTAACTGC